GCCGTCGCAGAAGCTCCCACAACGGCCCATACCGCCACTCTCTTGCACTTCGTGGGCGAAACAGCCCACACAAACAGTACAATAGGCAAAATAGGAGAACTTTTAGAACATGTCAAACAATACCCAATTGCCGTCGATTACCCAAAATCCCCCGATTCCTCAAAATGCTATGACGCCCGCTCGGAAATTACCGAATACAAACACCTATGCCGGACGATTTGCCGTGCATATCAGGGCTCTGCGATTGAAGGCCGGACTGACTGTAGAAGAACTCGCGGAGCGAAGCGGGATACCGAGAACGTCCATCTACAACTGGGAATCGGCAATTTCTGTGCCGCCAACAGACAAACTGCCGGAATTGGCGATTGGGTTGGGGCTAAAAAGCGTTCGGAAAATTCTACCAGAACAATAAATCCCAAATCAGGGAATGTTCCCATTGACTTTTTTCCCAAATATGGGATACTTTTCCCCATACCGTTTGCGTATGGACGCGCTCTTGTCATTTGCACGAAAGGGGGTGTCTTAATGAGCAATTCATCGCTGTTTGGGGGAGAGTTTCTCAAAACCGGTCGAGAATCAAGAATTTTTCACGATGTCCGTAAAGTCCGACCAATCTTCGACCTTGAATACCCGAATATCACGCACCGACTTTTTGAACCAATCAATGGAGGCGAGCCGGTTGATGGCTTTGTACACGATGGCAAGCCCATTGTCGCCGTTTTGGTAAAGATAGACACTTCCCTGCGTATTTTCGAAGCCGAAAACCTTGAGTTCTGCCCGAATCTCCTCATAAGCACCGTTGTAGGGTCTGCCATAATGCTGTTCGAGTTCGGCAACCACCATATCAAAGGCGATAGCGTACATAAATTTCTCCTATCGTTCGTCGTTCACCGACTAAGTAACTGCCGTAAACGTAGCAATTTTAGGGAAATTGTCAAGTCCCACGACCGGGCCGTTCCGACGAAAGGAGGTGCCGTATGATCGCTCCAACACTGTTTTCGGGGGAGTATGTCGAAGCCGTCATCGCGGTTGCCGAAAAAATAGAAAACAAACATCGGACGGCAAAATTTGTTTTGATCGCAACGGCTTTTGGTGTCAGCGAACGGCAACTTAAGCGGGTTTTTCACGGTGACAGTTTGAGGAAAAGTTGTCAGTATCTTGTCGATAGAGGACTTATGGAAGCAGGTAAAAACCAGTTAACTGCCTCCGCTTTCCCAGTTAACTGGGCGAACGTACCCAGTTATCTGGGAAATTCGCCCGACAATACAATACAACACAATACAATACACCACAGTACCGAAAACACAATTTTGCATAACTTTGTACAAGACGGCAATTTTGGCACTTTTTCGGACCCAGACGCGGACTGCGTTCAGGATGGTTTTCATTCTTTGGCCGACCAGAGTGCCTTGAGAAAGATACTCGACCAGTTCTTTGACCACATGCCGGAAAATCTCCGAAAAATCTTTGACACGCCGCCGAACATCGACACTCGACTCATACCGGGAGCAAAAATCAAATCAACATCGCAGATTCCGGGAATCATTTTGCATTTGAGCAACAAGCAAATGGAAATGGTTGAACAAAACCGGAATTACATCAAATCATTCTTCAAAGAGCCGGGCGGAGGACTCTCGGATGACCTTGTGGACAGAATTGTCCTGATGCCGCTCACTATCGGCATCAATCCATTCGCTGATGGAGCCTGGATGGTCAAGGAGTGGAAAATCGAATGCAAACAGTACAAAGAAAACATTAGCACCTCCGGCGAACAATACCAATACGGCAGAGTGTTGAGGGGCAAAAGCGAAAAAGGCAAAATGTGGGTCTGCCTGGCATCGATTGTGCAAGAGAAGTATGAAACTTGCGAAGTGCAGTGGTTGCCAGTCATGGCACAAAAAATATACAAAAACATTCTGCAACTGACGAAGGCGATAAAGGCGGAACTCAAGAAAATCCAGCAAAAAGTTGACACGCCGTTCCTGTTCACGGAGCGTGAACTCGCAAACACGGCGACGGTGTCTTGCACGGCGGGACGGGCAGTTGGCGGTATCTCTCTGCCACCATCTGCTCCCGATATTTCGCCTGAATCGGATGAAGCAGGCAGTCATCTCCTTACCAACATTTCGGAGAAGGTCGGCGAAGGGCGATTTGCATTATGGTTTGGCAATGATGCCGATTGCAAAGTAGATGAAGCGAGCAAGCAAGTCATCTTTTATGTGCGGAACGAATTTGCGATGAAGTCGATACGCCGGCATTGCGGCCTGGCAGTAAGAGAAGTGATTGCCGAGCAGATGCCGGGCGGTTTTCGTGTTTTTTACGAAGTGAAGCCGGCTGGCGACCAGTGTTAAGTACCTAGTTACCTTTCCACTAAGTAACTAGTTACCTTTTAACCCTTAACTTGAAAGGAAAGATTTTATGGACGAGGACACTGACACTAGAAAACAGGAATCGAAAGAGGAACAGTCGGGAATCCTTCGCCGCCTTGTCGAAGAATACGGTCACGAGGAAGGACTCCGGCGTTTTCAAGAGGGCGAAGAACCACCCTAAAAGGTCGGCAACTCACCGAGATTGTCCTCCTCGGTATCATTCGGCACCGTTTTGATATAGCGTTGGCCGTTGATGGTACGAGCGATGACATCGGTGAGATTGTTCCCGCCTTTGTCATTTTTGACCGTAGTAGCGACGATCCAATCGGCATCAATTTTAGCGAGTATTTCGGCTTTGGTCAAGACTTGAAGAGGTCCCAACGGACCACCAGTACTGATTTGCCCCCTAACCTTTGTGATATGCCGTTTTTCCGTGTCGTAGTGGACGGCGTAAATAAAACAAACTTTTGCATTACGGCGTTCAGCCATAAGAAGCCTCCCTTTGGATTAAAGAATTTTGAGTTGATTGCAGGCTCACGATTCTACAACACGAAGACGGCTATGTAAATTACGCTCCTCTCGGATTAGAGAGGTAGGGAATTTGGGTTGATTGCAGATTCTTCTCAGAGTCTCCGATCCGCTCTTTTCCAGGGGAGCGCATTTTTAAGAAAGGAAAAGATGATGAGCGATAACACATTGATAGCCCTGCTAAAACACCAGCAAAAAACGTTGAGACGGATTAAAAAGGCATTGCGAAAGCGCAGTCCTCTTCCGAAAGAACTGCGTAAAATGAAGATAGAAGTTAGTCCCAATGGTCAACTTTCAATCGTTGCCGGTTTTCACGAATGTGGCGGCTACATTTCATGGACTGCGGTGCCGTTTTCGGACTTTTCGCAAACGCTGACCTGTATCAAGGATCTCGAGCGAATTGTCCTCGGTAAATAACTCATAACTACTTACACATTAACCCTTAACCCTTTGAAAGGAAAATATTATGCGAATGGTAAATCGAAACCCGGCAGAGTATGCCGATTTCATTTCTTCGGTTATCCTCGGCATTGAGAAAAAGACAGGAAAGTACATTTCCTATTTCACTCTCAAAAACGAGGAAACCGAGGAACGGATGGAGTTTAATGCCGTCATCACCTTCAATAACCCGGCAATCTCTCAACCGATGCTTACGCGGCTGATAGAAGAACACGGGATTAGCGAAGGAATCAGGCGGTATAGCACTGGAGAGTACGATGCTACTAGTCGTCTAGAGTGAACATTGGAAGTTCGCCGAGGTTGTCCTCCTCCCCTTTATGGGGCGTTAGAGTGATGTTGACACGCCATTTTACACCATTTAGGGGGGAGGCCTTTTGAACGATATTTTTAACCCTTAACCAAAAAGGAACTACTACGATGAGTGAAACTACTCAAACGAATGAAGGAGACCGTGCGGCAAGCAGCCATTTCCAAGTCGAGGATGAGCGAGCGAAACGCATTGAAATGGCGGCATGCAAAGCCTATCAGATGTTTGTCGGCTACGGCCTCAAACACAAAGAAGCCTATCGAGCCTGCGAAAAGATCATTGGCATCATGGGCCAGACGCAACTGACACAAATTGCGGAAATAGATGAACGCCTTGCCGCGTACGAGTGATGATGGACACAGTGCCTGTGGCGTGAGCCAAGGACTCACTAACTGACGTCCTGGCTCTGTTAACTTTTAACAATGAAAGGAGAATGGTATGGTCATAGAAATTATATCTGCTCTCTTCGGTAACAGTCTTCTAATACTAACGGGCTCCTTGGCCAACATTGTGCTACATAGCCCGACTGAAAAAGGTTTGGAATATCGGACCGCTCGAATTCGCCAGGATGACTACGGTTAACTCTACTCTAACTCATCCTGATATGACAAGACTGTGGGGGGTGAGAGAGGGTAAAACTGGCAACAGGAAGGACTGTTGCCTACACACGGTCAGGGCTACCATCAAGTGGTCTGGTGGTAGTCCGTTCCCGATGACCTGCTCATCCGGGAATTTCCGAAAGGAGGAACAAGATGACAGAAAAACTTTCAGAGGCTCGTGGCCTTTTGTTGATTGCTTTTGAAGCCGGTCGATGGCGAGGGCTTGTAGACCTTGAAGAGCAATACGATCGTGAGCAGTACGGCATGGCCTTTGCCGAAGCAATGGTGTCGAGGAAAACCTGCATGCCCTGTTTTCCTGCATCCACAGGTCGCACGGTTACGGTCAATTTGCGATCTGATAGATGGCGGGAAGGTGTTACAAAAAGAATGAATGAAAAGCTTGAAGAACTCTTTGAACGAATGGAAGCATTGTTTGAATCAGAGGAATATTCAGAGGAACATCGGGATAAACCACTCTTTGCCAGAGCGAAAGGAGGTAATCAATGAAAGAGCGACCGATAATTTTTTCGTCGGAAAGTGTCCGAGCGATACTCGATGGGCGAAAAACACAAACGAGGAGAGCGATGAAGTCGCAGCCCTCCGGTTTGATATTTTATGACCAAACTATCAACTGGCGATCTGATGGTGTGTGGTCGAGACAAGACGGCGGTGATAATCATTTCTATCTTGAACGGCTAGATGACGCTATGACACCAACAGAAAAATACCATGACGTTGGGCGATGTCACTTCGGTATTCCCGGCGACCGGCTTTGGGTGCGTGAGACTTACCTTGTTCATGAATGTGCATTGAGCAAAACGATTGACGAATCAAAAATTTATTACAAGGCTGACTACATTACGCATCAAAATTGCGAACGTATGTTTTGGTTAAGCCTTCTGTTCATGCCCTACGAGTATTCCCGCATCACGCTGGAAATCACAGATGTGCGGTGTGAGCGAATCAAAAGCATTTCGGAGGATGATCGCTTTGCTGAAGGCTACGATTCGATTGGTGAATACATTGATGAATGGAACAGATCGAATGCCAAGCGTGGTTACGATTGGGAGGCGAATCCCTGGGTCTGGGTGCTTGAGTTCAAAGAAGTAGAAGAGGAAAAACATGAACTACTTTAGCGTATGCAACAGAGAACGAATTTTACAAAACGTAGGAGGCAAATATGCCGCATTATGCAGTGCAGTACAAAGACAAATGGGCAATGTTCACGAGCGTTGCCGATGGATTTCTTTCGCCATTTATGCCGGAAGAGGAATTTGTGAAGTGGTGCAGATGGGAATATCACGAACCGGAACAATGCAGTGTTTCCGATTGCAAGTGTCCGTTTCACAGGAAGCGATTCACCGAGCGAAATCAAATGACAATGGAGGATGCAGTTGATGCAATGATGCCTTTCTATGGAAGACGTTCACGAATTCTAAAAAAAGCCGTCAAAAAACTTGTTGAACTCGGCATCGATAAAGACGATGCCGAAAAACTTGTAACCGCAGTCTTACAGGAACGAAAAGGAGGAGTAACATGAGAATTTTATTGATATTACTACTGTTGTTTACCGCAGGTTGTAACACTCGCTTCGACGACATGCACGTGCGGTATGGAGATGCCAAAGACTGTCCAATATGCAGGTCTAAAATTGATGCAGCACGCAGGATTGGCGTACACCCGCCAATCATAACGCCGGAAGCAATTACATACATAGAATCAGATTGTTCTATGTGCGGCAGAGTTAGTAAAGCAAGGAAGGAGGAGACAAATGAGTAATACAAAAATTGAATGGACGGACAAAACGTGGAATCCCGTTACTGGCTGTACGAAAGTATCGCCGGGCTGCGATAACTGCTACGCTATAAAAATGGCACAACGGCTGGCAGGGCGATGCGGCTATCCGGCAGATGAGCCGTTCCGTCCGGGAATCCTTCACGAGGACAAATTGAGTATGCCGTCGCAATGGAAAAAGCCACAGATGGTTTTTGTCTGTTCGATGGGTGATTTGTTCCATGAGGATGTTGCCCCCAGATGTCTCTCGCTCGTAATGGATGCAATACGCCGAGCACCGCAGCATACCTACCAAATACTGACAAAACGACCGGAACGAATGGCAAAGTATTTTTCTGACACTGCTCATTTATGTCGAAACTATGACAACGTTTGGCTCGGCGTTACGGTTTGCAATCAAGCCGAAGTGGATGAAAAGATTCCCGTGTTGCGTGGCATACCGGCAACAGTGCGGTTCGTTTCGGTCGAGCCAATGCTGGAATCTATTGATTTGCGAACAATTCGGTTTAATGAATACAACATCAATGCACTATCCGGCGTGTGGTCAAGACGATGCGAAGAGACGGTTGACCACCCTGCTATGGAGGAAGAGTATGACGGTGCTCCAAAACTCGACTGGGTGATTTGCGGCGGTGAGACCGGCGCGAATGCCAGACCGATGAATCCCGACTGGGCGAGAGCGTTGCGGAATCAATGTAAAGAGAACGGCGTTCCGTTCTTCTTCAAGCAGATGGCAAAGAAGCAACCTATTCCCGATGATCTGCGCATCCGGGAATTTCCGAAAGGAGGGCGTCAATGAAAGAGCGACCGATAATTTTTTCGACGGAAAGTGTCCGAGCGATACTCGATGGGCGGAAAACCCAAACGAGGAGAGCGATGAATCCGCAGCCCTCTGGTTTGATATTTTATGACCAAACTATCAACTGGCGATCTGATGGTGTGTGGTCGAGACAAGACGGCGGTGATAATCATTTCTATCTCGAACGGCTAGATGACGCTATGACACCAACAGAAAAATACCATGCCGTTGGGCGATGTCCATTCGGTATTCCCGACGACCGGCTTTGGGTGAGAGAACAGTATCAGCATTGGAAAAGCGGCATCAATATGGAAACAACCGAAGTGCTATACAAAGCAGATTACAACGGAATTAACGATCCGTGTTACTGGGAAAATGCACCGTTCATGCCTCGCAAGTTCTCCCGCATCACGCTGGAAATCACAGATGTGCGGTGTGAGCGAATCAAAAGCATTTCGGAGGATGATCGTTTTGCTGAAGGCTACGATTCGATTGGTGAATACATTGATGAATGGAACAGATCGAATGCCAAGCGTGGTTACGATTGGGAGTCGAATCCCTGGGTTTGGGTGATTGAATTCAAACGAGTGAACGGAGGTGCGGCATGACAACATACGAAATCAACCAATTTTTAAGACAGCGATTTTCTCCAAAGGAGTGGGCACTGTTTTTTGAAGTCGTGGAGGGTATTGGTAAGACCAAGTCCCGCTGCGACGCAGTGGCAGTCGGATATGCTCCACGCAATTGGGGAAAGATTATCGGATTTGAAATTAAGGCATCTCGAGCTGACTGGAAAAACGAACTTTCACAACCAAAGAAAAATGAATTTTGGTTTAACACCTGTAGTGAATTTTATCTTGTTGCAGAGCAGTATTTTGATAAAAGTTGGAAGCGTGAAGGTTATAGCACCGGTGTTGCCAAAATTGAAGAACTGCCGGAAGGATGGGGCCTCATCGACCCAAAACTATTACGCAACAATATCGTTAAAAAAGCGGCAAAAAAGGAGGCAAAACTGACAATGTCATTGATGCTGCACCTTTTGCGGTCAGCATCGTTTTGCCGTGAAAAACTAGATTCCATTATGTCTATCGCTCAATGGAAGGACATTTACACGGTTAAAGACAAAACCAATGGAGAACTTCGCAGATTAACAGAAGAGCCCGCGGTCACATTGTTTACAGAATTGGAACAGGAGGGAATAAAGGAGGAACATGAAAACCATTGACTTTTACCACAACCAGATTATCTGCGGCGACTGCCTGACAGTCATGCGGGAAATGTGCGACGAGTCAGTAGACTTGGTCGTTACATCCCCGCCGTACAACCTCCGCAATTCGTCCGGCAACAATGGCAAAAGTACTAAATGGCGAATCCAGCAGCATGGCTATTCTCATCATGACGATAACATGCCGCACGAGGAATATGTCGCTTGGCAACGGAAATGTTTGAGCGAAATGATGCGGCTTATCAAGGATACCGGTGCGATTTTTTACAATCATAAATGGCGAGTGCAAAATGGACTGATGCAAGATCGACAAGATATTGTCAACGGCTTTCCCGTCCGGCAAATTATCATTTGGCAACGAAAGGGCGGACTCAACTTCAACAGTAGTTATTTTTTGCCTACTTACGAAGTGATTTACTTGATTGCCAAGCCGAAATTTTACCTTGTTCCGAAAGCCAATCATGTTGGCGATGTGTGGAAGTTTGAGCAGGAAACGAAGAGCAAACATCCGTGTGCCTTTCCGGTCGGCTTACCAGAACGCATCATTGGTTCGACGAATGCCGCGGTGATTTTGGATCCGTTTGTAGGAAGCGGCACGACGGCGGTCGCCGCGAAGCGATTGAATCGCCAATACATTGGAATAGATATATCGCCGAACTACTGCGAGATGGCGGAAGAAAGGATCGCAACAGATGGCGTTTTCTTTGCGATGCAAAAAGAACTGTTGAAGGGAGGAAGCACATGAACTACTTTAGCGTATGCGATGGCATTGGAGCAGCACATGCGGCATTGTTGCCGTTGGGCTACCGGTGCGTCGGCGTGAGCGAAATCGATAAATACTGCAAACAACTCATCGAGGAAAAATATGGGAACACACTCTTCGAGAAAAAAGAGGGCTTCAAAAACTACGGCGACTTCAATAGGTGGCGAAATTGGTTTCTCGTCCACAAAAACATCGAACTTGTTATCGGAGGTACTCCTTGCCAGCCGTTCTCAATTATTGGTAAAAGGCAAGGCGTGGATGATGTCCGGGCAGACCTCACGAGAAAGTTCTTTCGTTTCGTTGCTTACTACACTCCTACTTGGTTCGTATGGGAAAACGTACCAGGCGTTCTTTCCATTGAAGGAGGACGATATTTCCGACGAATGCTTTCCCAAATTGGGGACGGCGGGTATGGCCTGGCGTGGCGAGTGCTTGACGCTCAATTTTTCGGAGTGCCCCAGCGTCGCCGTCGCGTCTACGTTGTCGGATGTCTTGGAGACCCAGTCCGTGCCGGAAGGGTTTTATTTGACACCGAAACAGTGCCGCTACTTACTGAGAAGTTGCCAAAAGCGAAACACAACAATTCACGCGCCGCTACGAAAGATTTTGGAGGCAACCGCCGCGTGTCAGGAACGGTGATGTCGAATTATTCCAGTGGAGTGAACAGCGATCGGGTCAATATGATTGTCATTGACAAGTCGGGAACGATATTAGCAAGACAAGGGCGTGGTGTGTGTAAGCAGACTATCAACACGCTAACTGTTACGGATGGTAGAGCACGTAGACTGACTCCGTTGGAGTGCGAGCGTTTGCAGGGTTTTCCTGATGATTACACGACGGGATTTAGCAATCATCAGCGTTACAAGATGTTGGGCAATAGCATGCCGGTGCCGGTAATCCGCTGGATCGGTGAAAGAATTTTGCGAGAAGAAGGAGGTGATGAGATATGAACTGATATGCTATAATGCTGTCCAACTGTGCAGTTGCCGCTTCGCAATGGTTCCGCCGAGTTGGAACGCGAAGCGGTTTTTTCTTGTTGGAATGAGAATAAAAATTGAAAAATTTTTTGAGAATGTTCAAATTATTCCGAATCGTATGGTATACTATGTCCACTCGGCGGGCAACCAGTAGGATATAGTTGCTCTCTCATCAAAAAAGACAGGAAGTCATTGCTCTACTTCGACAAGGATTGGCCATACGGAAAGTAGCTAACGATACTGGTGTATCGGTTGGTTCTGTCCACAGCATCAAGCATGACCTTCATTGTCCGAAAGAAAAACGTCCGGCTCGCTGTACGCAGTGCGGATACTTAGTAACTCTTCCTTGCCGGATATGTAAGGCCCGGCAAGAGTTACGTCCCGGCTCGTCTTCTACAAGTGAGCCGGGACATCTTCCTCCTGCTATGTTAGGTCTTGACCTGCATGGTGAAGTAGAAGAACGTTATTTGGAGATGCACCGCAAAGTGCATGCCGAAATCGCGGCGGGCACACGCACGCCAGGACAATATGCACGCCCCTCATCGGGCATTTACGATTGAGATATAGCACCATGACCGAAGAAGAACGCGAACTCCTTATTCTACTTGCGGAGATGATGTACCGAACATATGCAGCTTCGCTGACCTTGTTGTACAAAGACGATTTCCCGAAAGTCACAGACCACATGAATCCCATTCGGGATCGTCTTGCGAAGTTGATCGCAAAATTGGAGAGCGGCTAGGGAGGGGCGTTAGGTACTTTTTTTGCGTTTCCGATTTTGCCCCCCGCGAAAAAGTCGCATTGTAAGGTTTTGTTTATTTCTTTCAAAAAAGTTTCGCATGGATGCCGCAGGTTTAAAGACCGAGTTTGAAAACGCACTTCGGGAACTTCGGCAACTGTGCGACGAAGATGTTCCGCTGGACGAACGCAAGCACCGCCTGGCCGTGCGGAAAGAAATGAACCGATTGCATCGGCTCTACGATGCGCTGCTTGCATTGGAAGTAGAAGCTGCGGACGACGGCGTGGAATCGGAAACGCTTGCGGCAATCCGCGAGCACCTGGAGCCGTTGGGCCTTGCACCGGAAGGAACGCAACTGCCGGAATTGGCACGACTTGCGGCGTTAAAAATCATGGAAAAGTAGAACCGCCGTGCCCGGCAAGGCGAAAGATATGGACAAGAAAATCATCGGCGATTGCACCCTGTATCTGGGCGACTGCTTTAACATCCTGCCGCAGTTGGCCGTGAACGCCGATGCGCTGATCAGCGATCCGCCGTTCGGCATTACGGCTTGCAATTGGGATGTGTTGATACCCTTGGCCCATTTTTGGGAACTTGCCGATCGCAAGACCAAGCCGACGGCGAACTTCGTATTGTTTGGATGCGGCAAGTTTGCGGTTGACCTCATCAACTCAAAGTATCGCTGGTATCGCTACGACTTGATTTGGGCAAAAAATAACAAGGTCGGTTTTTTGAATGCGAACCTGATGCCGATGCGGAATCACGAGCAGATTTTAGTGTTCGGCAGGCCGGGGTTTCAGAACACCGCGGTATACAATCCGCAAAAGACCCCGGGCAATGCGTATGTCCGGCAAGTTCGTGTGAGTAGCGGTGCTGTTTATCCTGCATCTACTTGCATAAGCGAGTCGGACGGCAGTAGGCATCCCTGTTCGGTTTTGCCGTTCAAGAGTGATAAGGATAATACGCAACGAATTCATCCGACGCTCAAGCCGCTTGCGTTGATGGAGTGGTTGGTCAAAACCTATACCAACGAAGGCGATTTGGTGCTTGATCCTTTTATGGGAGCCGGAACGACGGGCGTGGCATGTGCGATGCATGGCCGCCGCTTCATCGGCATCGAAAAGGAACCGGAGTTTTTTGAAAAGGCAATCAAGCGCATCAATGAAACATAACACCTCACGCACTTGTCTCACATGTCATGCGGCCAAACTCGGTGAACCCGTTACCGCACGGGATTGTTTGGGTTTTGTCGAATGTGAAACTTGCACAAAAGTAGCCGAACCGTCCGAATGCAATGAACATGGAAAATCAAGAGGAAGCGGCGAAAGCGTGGAGCAAATGGCTCACGGAATTACACCAACAAAATATGACAGTAGAAGAACCAAAACCCAAAATACGCGATGAGTTCCTTGCATCATTGATACGCGAGTTCGGTGCGGAACACGGCACGGAACTTTATCAAAGTAGAAGCGTAACCAAGCAGGAACTGACCCGGCTCATCCAGTTGCTCAAGAAGTTCAAAATCGTTGCGACGATGCCGTTCGGAACGGCGAACAGAATGAACATGCCGATGAGTCCCTTTGATACTCGTCAGGGACGCTATCAACCAACATCGCCGCCATCAGATCTGCAAAAGAAAAGTGAACCATGACCCAATCGAAAACATCCGGCCAGCGTCATCGGGAACTTGTTGCGAAGCGCAGTCGCGAAAAGACCCGGTCGATACAAGAGATCGCACCGTTGCCGCCGATGGTGAATCCGAAACGCAGGATGGCCTGCCGTAAGGATTTGCGGTTGTTTTGCACTACTTACTTTCCGAAGCGATTCGATTTAGAGTTTGCCTCGTATCATTTGCACTACCTCAAACGGCTTGAAGATATGATCATTCAAGGCGGCGGCAAAGTTGCCATCGCCATGCCGCGCGGGAGCGGTAAAACAACGCTTGCAACGACTGCCATCCTTTGGGCGTTGCTTTATGGACATTGCCGATACATCGTCGTCGTTGGAGCAAACAACAATGCGGCGGACAAAATCATCAAGAACATCAAGACAAGTCTGATACAGACCAAGGTTCTACTTGAAGATTTTCCCGAGTCGATTTATCCGTTTAAGCGGCTCGGCGGTTCCGCAGGACAAGCGCGAGGCCAACGTTACCTCGGCGAACTGACGGGCATCGAATGGAAGCCGAATAGCGTTGTGTTTGCCAACATTCCCGGCTCGCCCGCAAGCGGTGCGATGCTCTACTCGGTTGGAATCAACGGAGCGATACGCGGCGCAAACCTTGTGATGCCCGATGGTTCCATCGCAAGGCCGGATGTGGTGCTCCTTGATGATCCGCAAACAGAAGCCGCAGCGAAGTCGAAAAAAAAGATTGAAAACTTGACCGAAATCATCGACAAAAGTGTCGAAGGGCTCGTCGGGCCAGCCCAAGAGTTGGCGATGATCATGACCTGCACGGTGATTCAAGAAGGCGACCTCGCGTCGGTCTACTTACAGCGTCCCGAGTGGCGCGGCTTGCGGTTTAAGATGGTCGAAAAGATGCCTGACCGCATGGATTTGTGGGTAAAGTATCGCGAACTTCGCAAAGAAGATGCGGTAAAAGCGACGATGTTCTATAAACATCATCGTGCCGAAATGCGTGAAGGTGCAGTCGTCGCATGGGCGGCGAACTACGATTCCGATTCGCTTGATGCGTTGCAACATGCAATGAACATTTGGGCAAAGAACGAAATTACGTTTGCAAGCGAGTATCAGAACGAACCAATGAGACCGGATCAGGGCGTGATGGTTGTCCCGGCCAAAGTGATTCGCACGAGATTGAATGGCCTAGATCACCAAACGGTGCCGTTGGATGCTCAAACCTTGACCGGCTTCATTGATGTTCACGATGACCTGCTCTACTATTCCGTAGTAGCATGGTCTGGCGACTTCACGGGTTACGTCATTGATTACGGAACGTATCCGAAGCAAGTACGCCGTGCATTTTCCAAAGGTGAAACCGGCTTGATCACAATGTCCCGCGATGATCAACGCAAGGATGGCATCATTCAAGCGGGACTCGTTTCGCTCATCAAAGAGTTGATGGCAATGCGTTGGGAAGTAGAAGGTGATAGTAGCAGTGCAGATCATATCACATTTTCCAAACTGCTCATTGATACCAGTTACAAGCCGCAAATAGTCGAAAATGCGATTAGGCTTGCGGTCGGACGTTCGTCAGTCGTGATGCCTGCAAGGGGCAAGAGTATCCGTGCGACGAACTTGCCGATGAGCGAATGGAAGCATAAGGCGGGCGAATGGCATGGCAATCATTGGGTGCAAGCCAGGCCGCCGGGCCGTACGGCTACTATCACCGTCGACACCAATTTTTGGAAGTGTCAGGTGCATGATGCTTTTCGCATGTTGCCGGGCAACCGCGGAAGTTTAACGCTTTGGGGCCGCGATGCGGAGATGCACCGGATGTTTTCGGATCACATGAACGGTGAAGTAGCGAAACTCGTAGAGTCTGGCGGCAACAGCACTTACGAATGGCAGGACACGCCGAACGATAATCACTTTTTCGATTGCATGGTCGGCTCGATGGTTGCGGCATCGCACTGCGGAATCAAGTCCGCCGAGGAAATTGAAAAACCAAAACGCAAGTCGCGGATTGTAGTAGGACAGTAGAAGTCAGGAGTCTAGAAAATCATGAGCCAGAAGCAAAAGATCAAGAGCAAACCGGAAATTGCCGGAAATGAATCGGACACACCTGTTGAAATGCAGGCGGATACTACTTCCGAAGTGAGCGAAGTTTCGGAAATTGCCGGAAATAGTGAAACGGCAGAGCCGAAATCGACCGCCGCCGTTCCTGCCAAAAACGCGCCATCGACGCACAATCGTTGTCCGCGGTGTGAACATGTCAATAGCGACCGCGCACGGCTCCTTGGCAAGTTTCCCCCGCAATCCTACCACGGTGTCCACGACGGCAAACCGTATACAGTTATCGAACGCCATAGAATCCTATGCGAAAAATGCAGACAAATCCACATCGTCCGAAAGTACCGATGAACGAAGTAGAGGATCGAAACGAAGTCGATTCTCAAAGCGAAGTAGATGCCCGAAAAGCCCGATTAGAGTTCATTCAAGCGATGATCGTCAAGTTGCGGCTCTTTTTGATTTCGTCCGATCCAGTCATTTCGCTGAACATCGACGGGATGAATGCGACTTATGATCGCGATGGCGTTTGGAACATGCTCAAAAAATTAGAGCAAGAAGAACGTCACATTTTGAATCCGCGCCGCATGATGCGGCGTGTGGATATGAGAGGTGCCTTTGAGTAAACGAACAGTGAAAAAATTGATAACCAGCCCGTTAGCCGCGGCGATGAAGGCGATAAAAACGAAACTTGGCTACGATGCGGTGAAAAGCAATCCGCGTCGGCGGAATGCCTCCGTGTCGACGAAGTCGGAAGATCGTGAGTTGACCGTTGCGGGTCGGCAGGCGTTGTCCTCGATGGGTCGGGATTTAGTCCGCAACCTTTCGCTGGCCGGCTTTGTGCTTCGGACGCATAATCAGACCGTTGCAACGCTCAACTTCAAGTGTGCGATTCCGAATCAAGCGGAGTACAACGAGTTGGTCAAACGCTGGATGTATCATTGGAGTCATCGCTCTCAATGCGATGTAAGTAGTCGGCACTCGCTCACGGCACTGATGACTCTTGCGGAGACGCACCGCGTCATTGACGGCGATGTCGGCATCCTGAAATGTCGCAACGGCAAACTTCAAATCATCGAAGGGGATCGAATCCGCAATCCGGCAACGGATACACGCGGCGATACCTACGAATGGATTCACGGAGTGAAAGTAGGCAATGCCGGTCAAGCCTATCGCTATGCCATTCACCAACGCAAAGAAGGTGGCGGATTTGAATTTGAACGCGAAGTTTCCGCCGAGCACCTTATTCTTTGCGGCTACTTCAACCGAATCGATCAGATTCGCGGCGTATCGCTCCTTGCACCGGCAATCAATCAATTCCGCGATGTTTATGAGAGCATCGACTATGCGCTTGCAAAAGCGAAGTTGAGCCAACTGCTTGGGTTCAAAACGACCCGGCTTGATGACACAGAACTAACGGAAGATGGCCTCACAGAAGCCATCACGAATCTGGGCGCCGGTGCGATTCATTTTGATTTGCGTCAAGATGAAGATGCGGCGATGATTGAATCGCAGACGCCCGCTACACAATTTCAGGACTTTTTGCAAAATGTGATTCGTATTGCTTTTGCGGCATTGGACATTCCGCTAGAGTTTTTGATGCCGAACATCGCAAACTACTATTCAAATCGCGGTGCGTTGGATCGCTACATCGACTCGTGCCGAAAGAAGCAAGAAGGGCTCATCGATGCGTTAAACGAAATCACCGATTGGCGTATTCGCATGGCCATCGCTGACGGCGACCTTCCGCCGCCGCCCGGTGGAATGGACATCGAAGAAATGCTCTGGTGGTGCGATTGGGAAGGTGCGCGATTGCCGCACTGGCGGATGATCGAAGATGCCAAAGATACGCTCACGGCGATTCAATGCGGACTGACAAGTAGCAAAAAATCTGCCCGACTTTACGGCAATGATTTTGATGAGAACATCATCGAAACTGCCGAAGCAAACAGGATGGCGGAAGAACATGGAGTTTTTCTTGCTTTCACCCAACCGATTGCCTCTATCAACATAGGAACATAACCATGCCAGTAACACTTTCCAGCAAATTACAACTCACGAAACTCTCCGACGAAGTAGAAGGCGACGGCTATGCGTTCGAAGCGGTCATTTTGTCGGGCGAGCCGATCGACCATTGGCATCGTTTTGTCATTGACCTTTCGGCAATCACACCGCACAAGCCGCGGCTGACAGTAGACTACAATCACAACGATGAACTCATCATCGGCTACGGCGAAAACTTTCACGTTACGCCGGAAGGTTTGAAGTCGACCGGCAAATTGACTGCTGGAACATATGCCGACGAAATTGTCAAACTTGCAAAGGCGGGCGTGCCGTTTGAAACAAGCGTTGTCATTGATTTGAACAATGCGATTGAAACACGAGTCGGTGCTGATTCGTCAGTAGTCGTTAACGGTCGGACTTATCAAGGCCCGATTTCTGTTTATACCAATGTACCGCTCGAAGGTTATTCTATTTGTCCGCACGGTGCGGATAAGTTTACTACATTCACCCTGTTATCAAAGGAAATCAATTTTATGACGAAAACTACAGTGCCTCCAAAAGGAAAAATGCTCCTGTCCGATGGTGCCGATGCTACTGGCGAATCGCAAGAGACGACGGTGAAAAACCAAGAACTTGCCGACTTCTGCAAGATGTTCGGCAACACGAACGGACTTGCACTTTTCCAAAGCGGAGCGGATATTGCCGAAGCGAAGCAATGGCAAGCCCTCAACGAAAAGTACAGCCAGTATCTTGCCGACGCACCGGATGAAGAGGAAACATCTACTTCCGATTCAAAATCTGAAAAAGAGGAAGAGGAAACGAAACTCTCCTCGACCACTTCCGATGGGCTCGCCTCATCGGCGGTTATGTCGAAATTGGACATGCTTGCGGCAGCGGTTACGAAACTGCAAGCGACGATGCCGCCGCGCGGTGCGGAGCCGGTTTCACACGGCCAAGAGTCGAAACTTTCTGACGACAAGCCGAAAACTTCCGCATCTCGCTATGCGTCAAAGATTCGGGAACGAGGAATTCAGGCACAACAATAGTAGCCACTGTCTTCCTATTACCACTCACCCATCACCACAAACCAACAAAGGATCATCATTATGCCTCCAATTTCAACAGGACAGAAAACGCTTGACGTACTCAAAATTAACAACTCGGAAGAACTCGTTGGACTCATCGACGATGCGACAAAACGGATTCCTGAAATATCGTTTTTCGATGCGTCTGCCATCCAAAGAAACGTCTACAACACGCTTGTTTTAGCGCAAGACCCGAAAGTAGGATTTCGCGAGCCGGGTGCGTTCGCCAGTCATGAATCGCCCATACTCAAAATGCGGACGACCGCCTTGAAATTCCTTGACGCCTCGTGGGAGATGGACACCGCTCTCGCCCAAATGACCGATTGGGGAAAAGAAGAAGCATTGGCCATTCAAGCCATGACGCACTTGCGCTCTGCATTTTTCACACTTGCCCAACAGATTTGGTACGGCGTGAAAAATGAAGATGACGGATTCCGAGGGCTTTACGAACTGATCGGCACGGCGGCAGGCGATGAACAGTCTAACGCGGATTTGCACATTGATGTTCGCACGCTCGAGGGAGCAAACGCAGGTGCGAATGCCGGCTTGTCCTCGGTCTTTGCCGTTTCTACTGGCATCGATTCGATTCAACTCGCTTGGGGCTCCGAAGGGAAATTCGTCGAGGGAGATATTACGAAAGTGCGAATGCACAATCCCGAAAATCCGCAAAACTCCGGTGCTTGGTATTACGGACAAGAATTGTCCGGCTGGGTTGGCTTGCAAGTTACAAGTGCTCATGCCTTTGGACGCATTCATAGCCTTTCCGAAACCAACCCGCTCAACGACAATATGTTGTACGAATTGATGAGTCGCTTTCCTGGTGGGCGTGAACCGCAAGCGTTTTTTATGACTCGCCGGTCGCAAGAACAACTGCGTAAGAGTCGTATCGCATTCCATCCAACGGGTGCGGCTGTAGAAACGCCGGACAAAGTTTGTGGTATTCCGATCATTGTGACCGATGCCATCGCGAATAACGAAGAGACGTTTTTGTAATGGAACCAATGCCGCACAGAGTGCGGCTCTCTTCTACTATCACTTTTTCATCACTACTTTCATGCTTGTATTCATCAAAAATCTACTTTCCGTTCGCAATGTGCTGGCCAACTGGCAAACGCTTTCCTTTTGGGCAATGCTCAAGTCGGTGCTCGTCCTTGCAGGCCCGGCCATCGTCCGCGAAATCCTGACGGCACTTTTGGAAACCGCCCAAACCGTTCCGCCGATTCAACACGATGCCCCAGAACCCCAACGCCACCGACTCCTGCAAAACCTTAAACTCCGGCTGGGACAGCGTTTACTGGGACTCAACGAATCCCAATTCACCCGGACGATGGCGGCGTGCGGCCGGACTGATGAATTGCAAATCGCGTAGAGCGATTCTGCGAAGGGGTTTTCGCCAAGGTAGAAACACCCCACCTGCATTGCGAAAACGCAACGTGGGGCAACTGGTGCGATATTTTTTTCGCGACTCGCCCCGAAAATGTGCGTTTTGATATGAAAACAAGAAAAGTGCGGCAAGCCATCCCGAACGATGCTCGCCGCTACGACAGTGATCGGTAACATCACTTGCCGCATCCCCTTTTTCATAAGGAAGTGAGTCATTGTACTCTCCATTTTGAAAAAGGCAAGAGTCAGAACAACACAACTCACGATCAAAAACATCATGCCTATCACATTATTCGGCAACATCCAGCAACGGCTCATCTTCGTCAATGACGAAGAGACGGCATCGCGATTTGCAAATGAACCGCAGGCCAAGGAAACAACTCGCCCAGCACCCGCTCCGCGAAATGTCAATCCTTGGTTTTGGTTGGTCATGTTGTTTATCGGCTTTTGGCTCGTAACGAACATTCCCTCCTGTTCCTACTCACCGACTGCTGCTCGCTCTTCGTCGTTTGAAGTGCAAGTAGATCAATGGGCAAGCGATTATCCTACTGACCTCCGCGACCGCTGGGCCTGGTGCTATCTCGACAGTAGCCAAAATTGGTCTACTGATCAGAAACTCCGCGAAGATGTGCGACTCAAGTCGGTGCAAGTGTTAAGCGACTCGGAACGGGCCATGTTAATACCGCTCGACCGGCAAATTGCCGAAGCCATCCCGATGCAAAAAACATCGCTCAAAGAAACATACGAAGCCGTCGGCCTCGGATTGCGAGTTAATGAATGGAGCCCTGCGAGCCGCATTGCCCGGAGCGCCGAAGATGTTCCCAAACCCGAACCGCAACCGCCGAACAGACGCAGAATCTTTCGGCGTTAACTTCTACTATCACCTAACTCCTATGAAACTCCTATGAACTATACCGGTTGGAATCCTCAAGACGAAGAACGCGACTTTGCCGAATACTCCGGGCTGTGCAAGTCGGGACTGCTGCGCGGCCACGTCTACGAATGGAGCGATGTCAAATCACAAATCATCAACGAAGCGCTGAACGAGTTTACCACGCCGATATACAAAGCGGTTGCGGGCTTGCGTCTGCTCAGAAAATCTACTTACAAAGAGTACATTTTCGGCAGGCAAGAAACGAATGATTGCACTTCGTGGGGCACCTGTAACGGCTTCGACTTGACGCAAGTAGGCCAAGCCTACCGCGGAATCGAAACGGAAGTTTTTCGCACGTTCAAACCGTGGGTCTACGGCGTCGGCAAGAGTCTTGCCGGGCAACATAGCGATAACGGAATGAGCATTTCGCTGGCGATGAAACACATTACCGAACATGGTCTACTTCCAGAAGACTTGCCCGGCTTGCCGCGGTATTCGGGCGCATTGCAAAAACAACTACTTCGTGCTCGTGATGGCAAAGCCTTTTTCAACCAATGGAAAGAGCATGCGGTGCAGTATGAAGTAGATGTTGTGCGGTTGCCGTTGGACTACGAAGTTTGGCTCCAGTGGGCGGCGAGCGGTCGATACATCGTATACGGCACGACGCAGCGGATCGTCAATCGCCGACAAGAATGGGAACTCGACGGTGCAACACGCCATGCAATGACGGCGGGCTTTCCGGTTCGCAGCGATGGTGCAATTACGAATGTCAACTCTTGGAATGACGGGGCTGGTTTGATGCGGCCCGACATTGCGAG